TACCTTGTAATGCAAGTTTGTTTCCGGTGTGGTAATTGCGTTCAGAATAGCCAATGTTTTTTCAGGTAGTGTATTCCATCCCCAAGACCGCGTAAAATCCGGTTCAGTTTCTCCAAAATAAGTATTGGCTTCCCTATTTTTGAATACCTGAAGTTTTTCAAATGCTTTTGACGTACCACGTTTCAACAATAGGTCAAAGAATTGTTGGTCGTTATTGGTCAATGAATGCCTGTTCAGTTGGGTTATCCCATTCTGATCTAAATCCTGATCACTACGGTACATTGTTTCAATACTCGATAAATCGAAGAAATCCTCAATGTTGTAGTAAATCAACAGTTCTTTTAAAACAGGTAGTGTCATTGCTCTGATATTTAAGCGAAAATTACTTAATTTACTTTTTTGACTGTTTCTATTTATTAGTATTTTTCCAATAAATATAAATTATCAATTCAATTGATCGGCTCCACGCATGAACTTGTTTACTAATCCCATTGTCTGAGGATTGGCTTTTGAGGCATCTGCGCCCTGTCCTTGTAAATACTGGCCGATCTGGTTCATCATGTTTGGATCTTGCATATTTGGTACTCCTCCACCTTGCGCTAAAGCTTGCTGTTTTTTCATTTGAAGATCATTCAAAAGATTATCGGCAAACGGCAAAGAACTATTCTTTAAATAGGTTTCGAAGTCAATCAACTGAGCCATGACGAATTCTTTCAGGTTTTCTTCGATGATACCCCTGTAAATTGGACTGTCCGGGCTTCTACCCATTACCATTTCAAATTCTACATCCTGGGCCTTAACCGGATCAAATGTAAGGGTATCTTCATTATAAAGACTTCCGGCCAGAGCCAGTTGTCTTTCTTCATCGTAATATTGTACCTGAAGTTTCAGCATTTTCCAGTCACGTTCACGCCTTGCTGCATTGAAAGCTTCGAAATAATCTTTAGAATTCAACGTGCTATTCTGTGTTTCCTGTGCGTAAAGGCTGGCCGGTGTTCCTGCGCCTGACTTTTGGCCTTGAATGGCACTTGATACACCTGATATTTCAGACATAAACCGCAACTGAAGGGAAAGTAGTTCGTTAATTCCTACTCCGGATGAATTGGCGGCCACCTGTTGCGGTGCCTGTGCGCCTGGTTTAAGTTTAATCTTGATTACTCCGTTAAACTTGGTCCATTCATCAGCGATCTTGTTTATATCGAAATCATCAGAAATTGAATCTTCCGGTACCAATAATACACCTTTTGCACTCGATCCTATAATAAAGTCAAGCAAGGTAACTAATCGGTTCACATATCTTTGCTGATCGATAATATCCTCAACAAATCCCCAAACTTCACCATCAACCAATGGATAAAGCAGTACTGTATAAGGGTGTTCTTTGTGATCATAGGGGGTTTCCTGTTCGTGCAGGACAAATCCCTGCCATGTAAGGTATTTAACGTACCAGTATCTTTGATACCTTTTATCGTAGGTAATAAGTGGCACAACTCTTGGATCAATGCCCTGTGCGGCTGCATCATTTAACCTGAGCATATTTTCATTGTCAATAGCTTGTTGACTTTCTACCCCGGCAATGTAATATCTTGCATTCTGCCAGTCATGACAACGAAGTCTCCACCCGCATTTTCTTTCCCAAATTTCAAATACCCGGCCTTTGTCCGGTTCAATTGGTGTAAGAAAATCAAGTTGTTCGGAAAAATGAGAATTTAATGATTCTCCTGAACTGCCACTTACAATACTTATATCATGAACATCAGAATACATATCCATGATCTTTTGAGCCTGTTTTTCATCGTTTGAGAATGAGGCAACAATATCCTTGACGTACATATCATGGAACTCTCCACAAAAATCAAGATCTGTCATTCGGATATCCCGAAGGTTTGGGGTAAAGAACATTTGGGTTAAAGACCTGTTTTCCAACCACACATCCTCACGTTGAAATTTGTCAATGAACCGGTATGAATTTTTCCAAATGGCACCACCTGATAAAAGGAATTCTTCAAAGTTTCTGGTGTCAAGTTCCCGGGCCCGGTTAATCTGTAATCCATACTGAACGGTGTTAGTCAGCATTTCCCCAGCCTGCGCATCGCTTCTTTTTCTGGCAATAACGGCTGTTTTTGTGGTGTCGGTCAAATACTGGCCAAGTAGGTTTTTGATAAGCTGTCGTATTTGGTTCTGTTTTAATGGAACTTTACCGTGTGACTTGATCAAATCTTCCTCGGTAACGTAGGCGTTTGTGTCAGGATCAAATACTTTATCCCCCCACTGGTCACCACGGTAATACTTTCTGTTGCGTTCTCTACGATCCCGGAAGTCTTTTAAAGCATTCCAGTAGTTCTTTGCACGTTCCAACAGTAACACGTTTTCAGAAGTTGCATTGTCGCTTAACCGTAACGCACTGGCTGATCTTCTTTCCTGATCAACTTCTACGCCTCCACCGATTGTATCAAGGTTGAAAACTGAATAGTCAATATTTTTGTAAGTATCCATATCGTTAGTATTTTAATTCTTTTTAATATCAGCATTGGTTAAATTAGGAAACTTAACGTCTTTGAATTGTTCAACTATCTTTTCATAAAGACTATCTCGTTGTTCAATGTTAATCTTAACAGCCACTTCATTATTGGTATCTTGTGCCTCTTTGATGCTTTTTTCAATATCGTTTAACCAATCATGATAACGGTTGTATAAAGTATCAGCAGCAGCTTGAACTACTGGATTATATGTTTTAATCCTAAGTTTTTTATCATTATTATCGTCTGCGTGTTTTAACACCTTATCGTACATCAAAGCATTCGTTAATATACTTTTTGCCTGAGAAGCGATAATTTCTGAAGATTCATTTTTGTACATTCTAAACCCAGTAGTACCACTTACCATGAATCCTGCAAAACCTTCAACAATCGCATTAGTATGATCTTCGTCAATTCCATTTTTTTGAGCTTCGTCATAGAATTCATTAACACCCTCTCCTATTGGAAGCGGAGATTTTGATAATAGATATTCTTTCCAAGTCAATTTCCTGTTGTTGTCAAATTCAGGTTTGTCATCATAGAATGGAAGTGTATTGCCATTATAGTCGTGATGTGAAACTAAATCAGCAAGATCAGCATATGCAGGTGCTAGTTTTCCTCTAAAATATCTACCTGTTTTCTTTAATACTTCAGAACCTCTATTCGTAAACTTGTCTGCTCCTTTTGAATTAACCGGAACATCACCAAATATTACTAACACTATGTTCTTTATAAAATTTTCAGTTGAGATCATCCCTGAAGTAAAATCGAAAGTATGATCTCCAATTTTCATTTTTAACCAGTCTGCTTTTGTTGGATCTGTAAGATTCACTTTATTTTTATCATCGTTAAAATAGGACTGAAGTGCTGCATTTATTATTAAAAGACCCAAATAGCCTCCCAATTCCCATCCTATACGTTTTCCCCATGTCTTGATAAAAACTTTATCTTTTGTGGGAATTTTTTCTCCTGTAAATACGCTTTTCCCTGCTTTAAATCCTACGCCAACTGCTTTAGCCGGATTACTTATGAGTTTTTCCCATCGTGATAACTCCATACCTCCGGCAAATGTTACTTCTGCATACGCACTGCCTATTGCACCTCCATTAAATTTAATATTTGTGGCTCCGGTGGCGTTGTTGATTAATTTTGATATTTCCTGAAGTGATGCAAGGTCTTTTTGCTGTTCTGGTGTTAATGAATTGTAATGACTGTCAAATAAATCCTGACGAAGTATTTTAATTGCATTAAATCCCTTTAACCCAGCTTCTGAAAACTTACCGAACATTGGTTTTATAATTTCACTGTCGTTATTTATCCTATCTGGGTTATTTTGAAGTCCTGCTATTTGGGCTAAAATATAGTTTGCTCTACCCTTTAGGTCAGACATTGCCATTTCATACTTACCAGTATTTCCGTAGGCATTTTTATAGGCATTCATAAATGCCCTTACTGTATATTTTGCCCTTGGTAGGTCCATTAATGTAAGTCCAGCGTGGGTTCCAACAAACACGCCTCCGTGACCAAATACTTTTACCTCCCGAATTCCATTAGATATATTCTTGAATAATTTCAGTGCGCTGGTAGGACTTTGATTATTGATATATC